ACATCATAGGAGTTTTGATGGGGATTGAAATAAACAAAATAATACAAAAGAAAAAATGATAGATGAATTATTGGGGTTAGATACAGATAACATAAGACCCCACCACGACCGAGTTATGCAAGATTTAATAGATTATAACTGCGATTTAGAGTACCGACTTCAACTATACACCGAATATGAAGAAATAGAAGGTATTTACAAGGCGGAGTTTGTTTTAAAAGAACAAGAAATAATCTATACAATATTAGGTACTACATCTGCACTTTTATATGTTTATAATAAAATAGAGCAGTTTGAATTATCGGCAGAATTACATAATGAAATGAAAAAAAGTTTTTGTTTAATTATGAATGAAGTTTTTCCTGATACCAATAATGAAAAAAAGTTTTTTGAATTGGTAGATAAAATGTTTGAAACATTCAAAAAAATAAGTGAATAATGGATATCAACGAAATACTAATAGAAATAACAACTAAAGGGTCAGTATATGACGAAATAATAAATAATCTACTTACACCCCGTGTAGATTTAAAACCTGAACTTATAAGTGAATTATCAATATCTTTTTTAGAGAATAAAAAAAAGATAGAAGAAGTATATGAATTGGGGTACTTCAAATATTATTTTATAAATGCGGTTAAAAACCAAGTACATTCTAATACATCTTCTTTTCATAAAAATATACGGATACAGGACTACGAATTTTATGAAGAATTTTTAGATATTAAAGATGATGATGATTTAGATATGAAAATTTTATTTGAAGAAAAATTAGATAGGGTAAATGAAGTTTATAAGGGTGTTAAAAAAAGTTGGTTTGAAGATAAAATGTGGGAAGAATATTTTATCAATAATAAAACCTATAGAGAAATAGAAAGAGAATATGGATTAGACCACTGCCTGGTCTTTCATAATGTAAAAAAAGTCAAGGATAAAATAATAAAACAAATAAAAGATGAAGGGGTTTAGACCCCTTTTTTAATTTAAAACACAAACAAAAATAGGTGTTTAATATTTAATTGTAAATAAAGGATAAATAAAGTAAAAATTATGGAAACAAAAAATGAAAATGTAAAACTGATGTTGGGAAACAACATAGACAGATTAAAAGAACTACCTGATAACTTCGTGGATAGTATTGTAACTGACCCCCCTTATGGTTTATCTTTTATGAATAAGAAGTGGGATTATGATGTACCATCTGTAGAGTTTTGGAAAGAGGTTTTAAGAGTGTTAAAACCAGGTGGGCATGTATTATCATTCGGTGGGACAAGAACATATCACAGAATGGTTGTAAATATGGAAGATGCGGGTTTTGAAATAAGAGACCAGATTATGTGGGTATATGGTAGTGGGTTTCCTAAATCATTAAATATCGGTAAGGAAGTAGATAAGAAGTTGGGTAATGAAAGAGAAGTGATTGGTGATAGTAAAAGACACGGAGGAGGGAGTTATGGAATGTTTGGATATGAAGTTAATAATAAAGAAACAAAAGGTTCATCACCATATGAAGGTTGGGGAACAGGATTAAAACCTGCGAATGAACCAATATGTTTGGCAAGGAAACCAATAGAAGAAAAAACCATCACCGATAATGTATTGAAGTATGGAACTGGTGGAATAAATATTGATGGATGTAGAGTTGGAACAGATACTATATCAACACACAACGCACCAAAAGGAACATTTGCTGGTGGTGAGTTAGAAAGAGGTAGTGATACAAATAGTTATACAGAACACGAAGGTAGGTTTCCTGCTAATGTGATATTAGATGAAGAAGCGGGTAGAATATTGGACGAACAGAGTGAAGGAGCAAGTAGATTTTTCTACGGAGCAAAGGTTAGTAAGAAGGAAAGAAATATGGGGTTAGATAATTTTGAAGAAAAAATAAGTGGTGATGGTAGAAAGACAATACAAGCAAATACACCACAACAACGAAATATAAACAACCCTAAAAAAAATCATCACCCCACCATAAAACCAATAAACCTATTGACTTATCTATGTAGGTTAATCACACCAAAAGGAGGGGTTATACTTGACCCTTATATGGGTAGTGGTTCTACAGGAATATCTGCATTATTAGAGGGTTTTGAATTTATCGGTATGGAAATGGACGAAGATTATTTTAAAATTGCTGAAACACGAATTAACAATTATGAATTGTATAAAGATTTAATAAAAAAAACGAAATGAATTACGAATTAAAAGAAGAAGTAGAAAGATTGGTTGGTTTAAAAAAAACCACTAAAATTGATGTTAAAAAAATGGCAGATATTATAAGGAATTATATTGACCCTAAATTTTCGGTATGTACCCACTGCGTAGCACAAATAAAATTCGCACAAAATCAACTTAAAAAATGGTTGAATAATGGGGTAAATTTTACATCTAACGAAGAAACACCTAATGAAGAAGTAAATACCCCACCGATTAAAGAAAAGAAACCTGGATGTCAGAAATGCCAAAAAAAAACAAGGGTTAAAAAATAATTTTTTTTAGATAAAAATTACAAAAATGACACTATATGAGCAAGCAACAACCTGAAGTTTGGAAGAAAAAACTATTAGACGCCCTTGAAAGAAGTTTAGGGGTGGTTTCGCCAGCCTGTAATGAAGTAGGTATTTCAAGGGATAGGTTCTATACCTACTATAATGAAGATGAAACTTTTAGAAAAAGGGTAGATGAAATACAGAATTACCAACTTGACTTCGTTGAAAATCAGTTATTCAACAAGATTAGGGAGGGTAGTGAAAAAAGTATTTTATTTTATATGAGGTTTAAAGGTAAAAATAGGGGTTATGTTGATAGACAAGAATTAGAACATAAGGGCGAAGGTATAACAATAAATATAGTTAAACCAAAAAAAGATGAAGATAATAAGAAGTAATAATGAATATGAATTTTTGATAGGTGAAGATGCCCTTGAATTATTTGACTATTATGGTGTAGATGAATTACACGGACTAAATAGAACCGATTGTATTAAACGAATGGAAGAAGGTGGGACATACATAGATGGTATGTGTAATCTTATCCCCCACGACTATAGTAGATTTTACATCTTCATTAACTTAAAAGCATGTGATGGGTCGTATAAAGATATTACATTAGTTCAACACGAATGCACACACGGAGGTTTTACCAAATATAACCACAACCCAATATACGAAGAAGAAATAATAAGTTGGGGTGAAGAATTAACAAATGAAATAATGCCCCAAATATTCAGGGAAATAAATATAAAACGAAGTAAAGAAAAGGAAACATATGGAAATAAATTTTACACCTTCACTAAAACAGGACTTAATATTTGAGTATTTTGATGACGACATAACGACTGAAGTGTTATATGGTGGGGCGGCAGCAGGTGGTAAATCATATGGTGCCTGTGCATTCACCATCATTCAGTGTTTGAAAAATTCTAATATAAGGGTGGGGTTAGCAAGGAATGAATTAACCACCCTGAAAAAAACCACAATAGTTTCACTTTTTGAAGTGATGAATGATTGGGGATTAAAGACAGACGAACATTATAAGTATAATTCAACTACGGGTGAAATAACTTTTACTAATGGGTCAAAAATAATCTTACTTGAATTAAAGTTTATACCAAGCGACCCCAACTATACAAGGTTAGGGGGTCAGTTATTAACATTTGGTATTATAGATGAAGCGGGTGAAGTAGATGAAAAGGGTAAGCAAATATTTCAGTCAAGGTTAGGTAGATGGTTAAATACAGAAGTGGGGATAAAACCCTTCTTATTGATGACTTGTAATCCATCAAAAAACTTCCTTTATAGGGATTTTTATTTACCAAGTGTAGATAACACCTTACCACCACATAAAAAGTTTATTAGTGCCCTTATATTAGACAACCCATTCATAAATGATGTATATGTTTATAACCTACATAAGACACTTTCAACGCAAGATAAGGAAAGATTAATAAATGGTAATTGGGATTATGATGATGACCCCAATTCACTTATGGATTATGAAACCATATTGAATATTTTTATAGACAAAAAACCCGAAAATGAAAAATCAAAAACCTATATTAGTGCGGATATTGCATTCACAAGTGATAATAGTGTTATAATGATATGGGAAGATTTAACCCTTGTAGAAATAATAGTTAATCCAGATGGTAAAATAGAAGATGTTATAAGGGATAAGGCAAAAGAATATAGGGTATTTCCGCAAAATATAAGTTATGATAGTGATGGGGTTGGTAAATATCTTATGACTTATTTAAAGTCGGCAAAGGCAATAGTCAATAATGCGAAGGCATTAAAAGATGAAAATTATGAAAATCTAAAAACACAATTATATTTTAAACTGGCGGAGTTAATAAATAAGGGGGATGTAAAAGTAGTAAAAACCAAATATGATGAAAAGATTATAGAAGAACTACAACAAGTCAAACACCGACCAACCGACCGAGTAGGTAAGATTGCGATGGTACAAAAGGGAGATGTTAAAAGAATGTTAGGTCGCTCCCCCGATTTTAGTGATGCGATGGCATATAGAATGATTTTTGAAATAAAGGTGGGTACAACTAAAACATTTAGGTTTATGTAAAAACACCCAATCAAAAAATATATTTATAATAAAATTAAGATATGAATAAAGAAATGATTTTAGGTATTATTAGACACACCCTTACATTCGTTGGGGGTATTTTAGTAATGAAAGGTTTTGTTAGTGAAGAAACTATGTACGAAATAGTTGGTGGGGTATTAACCCTTACTGGTGGTATTTGGTCTGTATTAACAAAAAATAAATAATAAATAAATAAAACAAAAAAGGAATGATTGATTTAAAAGTTAAAGTTGATGATGAAGTAAAAGAATTTACCCTACCTGAAAGTTGGGATGATGTAAATATAGGGGATTTTTGTAATCTATTTGCATTTGAAAGACAAGGGTTAAATGAAATAGAATTGGTTGTAGAAAGCATCCACCAACTTATAGGTATAGAAAGGGATTTAATCTACAATATGGAAATGAAAGATTTTCAAACAATAGCAGCGAAGTTAGATTTTTTAACGACTGAAATGAAACCTAAAGAAGTGGTTGATTATGTTGAATTAGATGGTGAAAAATACTACATTAAAAAAGATTTTAATTCACTTACTATGGGGGAAGTCATCAGTATAGAAACTATTTTTAGTGAAGCAGACAATAACCTTTTTAAGGTTATGGATAAATTATTATGTGTATTTTTAAGAAAGAAAAAAGACAACGGAAAATTAGAGAATTTTAAAGGTGAATTTATGCAAAGACAAGAGTTGTTTAGAAAGGCACCTGTAACATCCGTTTATAATGTCTTTAATTTTTTTTTAAATGGCGTGCTTATATTGTCGGGCAGTACGAAGGCATCTTCGGTAAGCAAAAAAAGCCATCAACGAAGAAAGAAAGAGTAAGTAGGTTTGATGAATTAAGAAACCAAATAAAGATAGATGATAGGTATATGTGGTTGGGGTTTGTACATATGTTGTTAAAAGAATTAAATACAACCGATACACAAATATACAAAAAGAATTACATATCTTGTCTTAATTGGATGTCTTATTTCTACCAACGAGATAAAGTATTAGAAAGTCAAAAAGGTAATAGAATATGAGTGTAAATATAATAAGTTTAAACCAAATAGTAGATTTATTCGCATCATTTGCGGAGCAACATTACTTCATAAAAGATTTTGGTTATGGGGCAACAAGTGAAATAGGTACATCAAGACAAATGATGTTTCCGTATTTATGGTTATCATTAGACCAAACATCTACAATAACTATACAGAATAAAACTGCAATCCCCCAATATGGTATAACAATACTTTTTATGGATAAAATAAATATTCAAAAAAATTATTTGGATATTAATGGGGTAAATAGTGATAATTCACAAGAAGTATTAAGTGATACTTTACAAATACTTCAGGACTTAATAACTGAAATAGAAGTAAATTGGGGTAATTATGGACTTCGTATAGAAGGGGATGTAAGTTGTTTTCCTGGTGTAGATGAAACGACAGATAAAGTATGTGGTTGGGTAGGACAATTTAATTTAAGGGTAAAACATTCTAATTGTATTACACCTATGGGGGATATAGTACAAACAAATATTTCACCAATTAACCCATTTAGTCGTTATTTGACTTGTGATACACTTTCTACCTGTCAGGTAATACAAGATATACAAACTGAATTATCGGGGATTACAGGTGGGACAGGAGATTTACAAATAGTTACTGATAATGGAAATACAACCACAAATGATATTATATTAATAGATGATGCTGAATTAGTATTTGGTGCTGGCGGTGGAATATTATTAGATAATTATTCAAGATTAAGGGAAGGTACTATTGATGCTGGTACAGGTGGTAATAAAGGTATTGCCCAAATATGCGGCGTTGGATATGAATTAAAGTGGGAAGCAGGTAGTTTATATGTTATGAATAGTAGTGGAAATATTATCCGTGAAGTTCGTTATACATTACAAAATACCCCAACTATTAATGATGATATTACAAAAGGATTTACTATTGGTAGTAGATGGGTTTTAGATAATGGTGATATTTATGTATGTTCAGATGATACAATAGGAGCAGCAGTTTGGAATTTATTGAGTACCA